CGGTTCAAAAGAAAGCCAAATGGACTTTAGATTGGATTGAGAAAGCATCATTCCAAGAACGATTGGTGGCATTTGCTGCGGTTGAGGGAATATTCTTTTCAGGGTCATTTTGTTCAATATTTTGGTTGAAATCAAGGGGGGTTATGCAAGGTCTTTGTAATGCAAATTCATTGATTTTCAAAGATGAAAACCTACATTGTGATTTCGCAATTCATCTTTTAAATAATCACGTTGAGAACAAACCAAGTGAAAAAAGAATAAAGGAAATATTACTTTCTGCTTTGGAGATTGAGAAAGAGTTTATCACAGAATCACTACCAGTGTCATTAATCGGAATGAATTCCAATTTAATGAAACAATATTTGGAATTTGTTGTTGATGGTTTGTTGGTTAAATTTGGTTGTAGTAAACAATTTAATGTTGAACAGCCCTTCAAGTTTATGGAACAAATTGCAATTGAAACCAAAGGTAACTTCTTTGAATCAAGAACTATGGAGTATCAAAAAGCAAAACTTAACGAAACTATTTCATTCACAGACGATTTTTAAAAATTAATTATGTCATTAAGAATTCAAAAAAGAAATGGGGAGGTTGTTGCCTTTAACCCCACCAAAATACAAACAAGAATTAAACGAGCAAGTAAAACCCTAAATGTTAATTCAGATCAGATATTCATTAAGGTAATTACATCAGTTCCAACTGAGGGTATAATCTCAACAAAACAATTGGATAAGTTGATTTATGAGATTGCTGCGTCATACACTGGAAGTCACCACGATTATTCAAGGTTGGCTTCCTCTGTTGCAATATCCTCATATCACAAAGAAACCAATGAAAGTTTTAGTCAAACAATGAAATCATTGGCTAGTGTTGGAATTGTTAATGAAGAGTTAATGAATACAATTAACCAATATGGTGAATCAAACATTGACGAGGTTATTAATCACGAAAATGATTATAACTTTGATTACTTTGCTTGGAGGTCATTATATGAAATGTATTTGTTAAAAACTCCTGAAGGTGTTACAGTTGAAAGACCCCAACATATGTATATGAGGGTCGCTCTATGGGTAACAAAATCATTTGACGAAGCCATTGAATACTACAAATCTTTATCAAATCAACTTATATCTCCCGCCACACCTATTATGATTAATTCTGGTACAAAGATTCCACAATTGGCATCTTGTGTATTACATTTTAATGATGATGATAGTAGAGAGGGGTTATTAAACACAATGACTGACATATCAACATATTCTGCTGATGCCGCTGGTATTGGACTTTGTATGTCAAATATTCGTAGTAAAGAAAGTAGATTGAGTACATCAGGTGGATATGCTGGTGGATTATTAAAATATCTTAAAATTGTTAATGAATCATTAAGATTTTTTAATCAACAAGGTAGAAGACCAGGTTCAGCTGCGATATATTTAGAACCTTGGCATAAGGACATATTTGACCTATTGGACATCAAAAAGAACACTGGAGCTGAAGAACTAAGAGCTAGGGATTTATTCACTGCATTGTGGATTCCTGACAACTTTATGAGAGCGGTGAAGGAAGATGGTGAGTGGTATTTATTTTGTCCCAATGACATCAAGAAATCAGGATTACCGGCATTACACGAGGTATATGGGGATGAATATGAATATGTATATAATAAGTTAGTTGAATTGGGTATTGGTAAAAAAGTTAGAGCTCAGGATGTGTGGAGTAAGATAATTGAATCCCAAATTGAAACCGGTGTTCCTTATCTATCATCAAAAGATAATGCTAATAAAAAAAGTAACCATCAGAATATTGGTACAATTAAACAATCTAATCTTTGTTGTGTTGTTGGAGATACTATTTTAACTATTAAAAGAGAAAATGAAGAAATTCAAAATTTACCAATTAGTGAAGTTGTTGAATTAATTGAACAATCAGAAAAATTAATGGTATTAACCGAAGGTGGTAAATTTAGTCTAATAATTGCTGGTATGTTAACAAGAAAAAATTCAGATGTCCTTGAAATTATTGATGAAAATACCGGATTTAGTATAAAATGTACTTCAGATCATTTAATTTTTACAAAAAATAGAGGTTATGTTAGAGCCAATGAATTAAAAGAAGATGATATTTTAGAATTGTACAAATAGTCGTTTTAAGTATATTTATATATATGAGATATTATGTTTATATATTATTAGATGATATGATTAAAGGTCGATACGACAATGAATATTGTTCTATAGAATATAGACCTTTTTATGTTGGTAAAGGAGATTCTAAATCTAAAAATAAAACGGAACGACATTTAAAACATTATAAAGAAACAAAACAAAATTTAACTAAAATTGTTAATCCTCATAAATTTAATAAAATTAAAAAATTACAAGAAAATGGTTTTGAACCCAACTTTTTAATTATTTATGATTCTGTAACTGACGCTGCTGAAGCAATAAATGGAAACCCATCAACTATAACCCAAGTTTGTAAAGGTAAAAGAAAAAAACATAGAAATTTAACATTTAAATACGTTTGAATATGATTAAAATAAATAAATTAACTGAAAAACAAGATGTATATGATATACAAGTACCTGAAACCTCATGTTTTTATGGGAATAATATATTAGTTCATAATTGCGAAATTTATCAATTCACTGACCAAAATACCACTGCAATCTGTACTCTATCTTCAATGGTTTTAAAAAACTTTGTTAAAGATGGTACATTTAATTTTGAATTACTATATAGAGAAACGAGAAAGGTTGTTAGGGCATTGAACAAGGTTGTTGATATTAACAATTACTCAACATTAAAAGGTGAAAAGGGTGGAAGAGAACAAAGAGCAATTGCAATTGGAACTCAAGGATTAGCTGATGTATTCTATTTAATGGATTATGAATTCACTTCAGATGAAGCAAAACAACTTAATAAGGATATCTTTGAAACAATTTATTATGCCGCGATTAAAGAGAGTAATAAATTAGTTAAAAGTGGTGAATACAAAGCATATGATTTCTTTGAAGGTTCACCAATGTCAAAAGGCACATTCCAATTTGATATGTGGGGATTGAAAGAATCTGAATTATCAGGTAGATGGCCTTGGGTTTTATTAAAAGATAGTGTAATTAAATATGGTATATGTAATTCATTGTTTACTGCTCAGATGCCTGTTGCAAGTTCTGCTAAGATTACTGGTTCTTACGAAATGACTGAACCAGCTCACTCAGCAATATTCAATAGACGTGTTGTTGGTGGTGAGATTACGATTGTTAACAAGTATCTAATTGCTGACTTTGAGAAACTTGGAATATGGGGAGAAGACCTTAAAAATGAAATTATCTACAACGAAGGTTCTATTAAAAACATTAATTTTAACAATTATTTAGATCCTGAAGATAAGAAATATAATCAAAAGGTTAAACGTATTGAACATTTGATTAAGAAGTATAAAACAATATGGGAGATATCACAAAGAGAATTGATTGATATGGCAGCAGATAGAGGACCATTTATTGACCAATCACAATCAATGAATATCTATATGGGTAATCCCACTTTAACAAAAATAACATCATCACATTTCCACGCTTGGCAGAAAGGATTGAAGACATTGTGTTATTATATTAGAACTAAGGCAATATCAACTGGGGCGAAACATTTGGCGATGGACATATCAAAGATGGGCAAACCAAGAACAACACCAACATTACCTCACGTTGAACCATTAAAAACTAAACCAAACGATTCTCCATTTGATTGTTTCGGTTGTTCCTCTTAAAAAACATTAATCACGACATTATGTCGTGATTTTTTGTTTTATGGTATTTATAGAAATAATTCAAACATTATATTTATCAATATGGCAGAAGGAACAACATATGGGATAAATTTCCCTTTTAGAAATTCATATCAAGGTAATTATTTATCTTTATCACAAACAAGTGATGAAGAAATTAGAAGTAATCTTATTCATTTACTATTAACTAGAAAGGGGACAAGATATTATTTACCTGACTTTGGTACAAGATTATATGAATATTTATTCGAACCTTTAGATGGACCAACTTTTTCGGATATTGAGGCTGAAATTAGAGACTCAGTGGAAGAATATTTACCAGGATTAACATTGACTAATATATCAATCACACCGGCATCAGAGGGAGAGGAAGACAAAGGTTTTTTTGTTAATGATGATGGTCAAAAAGAGTTTAGAGTTACAAGTATAGGACAAATGGAACATACAGCTAAAATTAGAATTGATTATACAATATCCGATTCAGCATTTAACACAAGTGATTTTATAATTATTAATATTTAAATATGTCAAACAAAAAAATATCGTATACAACTAGAGATTTTCAACAAATCCGAACAGAGTTAATCAACTTTACAAGAACGTATTATCCTGAATTAATTGATAACTTTAATGACGCATCAATATTTTCTGCATTATTGGATTTAAATGCTGCAGTTTCCGATAACTTGCAATTTAATATTGATAGAAGCGTTCAAGAAACAATTCTTCAATATGCACAACAAAGGTCATCAATTTTTAACATCGCAAGAACGTATGGGTTAAAAATTCCAGGACTTAGACCATCTGTCGCCTTGGTTGATTTCTCAATAACAGTCCCAGCATTTGGAGATAAAGAAGATTTAAGATATTGTGGTATATTAAGAAGAGGAGCACAGGTTAATGGTGGCGGACAATTATTTGAAACAGTATATGACATTGATTTCGCATCGGCAATTGGTGGAGATGGTTCACCAAATCGTTTAAAAATCCCAAATTTTGACTCAACCAACCGATTATTAAAAAATTATACTATAACCAAGAGAGAGACGGTTGTTAATGGAGTAACGAAGGTATTCAAACGTGTTGTAACACCAAATGATGTTAAACCATTTTTTGAATTATTTTTACCTGAAAGAAATGTGTTAGGAGTTACAAGCGTAATATTAAAAGATGGAACACAATACGCAAGCATACCACCCGAACAAGAATTCCAAGGATTGGATGATAGATGGTATGAAGTAAAAGCATTGATTGACGATAGGGTTTTTATTGAAGACCCAACCAAAGTATCTGATAATCCGGGAATAAAAGTGGGAAGATATTTACAAACAAATACAAAATTCATTACTGAGTACACACCAGAAGGATTTTTAAAAATGATATTTGGGGGTGGAACACAATCGGCTGACGAACAACTGGCTGAATTTGCAAGAAATGGGTTTAAATTAAATCTTTATAAGTACTCCAATAATTTCGCATTAGGAAGTACCTTAAAAGGTAACACTACCTTGTTTATTCAATATAGAGTTGGGGGTGGTGTTGGTAGTAACTTAGGTGTTGATGTTATTAACAATATCGGAACAGTGTCTTTTGCTGTTAATGGACCCTCTACTAGTGTAAACACGAGTGTTATAAATTCATTATCATGTGCGAATGTAACTGCGGCAATCGGTGGGGCAGGAGCACCTACAAATGAAGAAATCAGAAACTTGGTCGCGTTTAACTTTGCGGCACAGAATAGAGCGGTAACAATCAATGACTATGAATCAATTATCAGAACAATGCCATCACAATTTGGGGCTCCCGCAAAAGTGTCAATAACAGAAGAAAATAACAAATTAAAGATTAAAATGTTATCATATGATGATAGTGGGAGACTAACCGAAATCATATCAAACACATTAAAAAGTAATGTTGCTAACTATCTATCTAACTATAGAATGATTAATGATTATGTTTCTATTGAAACTGCGAATGTAATTGATTTAGGATTTAATATTGATGTCGTGTTGGACAACACTCAAAATCAAGGGGCGTTTGTTACTCAAGTAATTGATATAGTTTCAACCTACATGGAACCAGGTAATAGAGAAATGGGTCAAAATGTAAACATATCCGAAATAAGAAGATTAATTCAGTCTCAAAATGGTATATTAACAGTATCGGATATTCAAGTATTCAATAAAGTTGGTGGTCAATATTCATCATCACAAACATCACAAAGATACTTGGATGCAACAACCAAACAAATTGAATTAATTGATGATACTATTTTTGCCGAACCTAGTCAAACGTATCAAATTCGTTTTCCAAATAAAGATATCAATGTGAGGGTTAAGAATCTTAAGACTACTAATTTTACATAGTAATTTATTTATCTAAATTGTTTTCTATCTTTTTGTTGAAAATATCAAATAAACTATTTATCTAAAAAGGTAGATTAATGTCAAATTCATATAGAATAAGAACCCAAGTTGGGGTAGATAAATCAATTAAAGTACATTTAACACAAGATTTTGAGTTTTTGGAAATACTTTCCATTAAGATTTTGGAAAGTGACATTTATACAAGACAATGTTCAGATTATGGTGTTGTAATCGGTAGAATTAGTATTAATAATGGATTTGGGCTTCCAAATTGTAAGGTTTCTATCTTTGTTCCATTATCAAGTATTGATGGAAATAATCCAATCATATCTGACCTATATCCTTATAGTTCAGTATCAGATTTAAATGACCTTGGGTATAGATATAATCTTTTACCTTATGTTAAATCATATTCAAATCACGTTCCAACTGGGTCATTCTTCAATAAAGAAGATGTCTTATTAAATCAAAGTTATATTGAGGTATTTGACAAGTATTATAGATATACTGCCGTAACAAATGAGAGTGGTGACTTTATGATATTTGGTGTTCCACTTGGAACTCAGACCATCCATGTTGATATTGACTTATCTGATATTGGTGAATTTTCATTAGCACCACAAGATTTGGTAAGAACAGGATTAGCGACAGAAACTCAAGTTGCCGGAACTAAATTTAGGTCTTCAAGTAATTTAAACGAATTACCTCAAATTATATCAATCAATAGAATCATAACAGTTGAACCATTATGGGGACAACCTGATATTTGTAATATTGGCATCAACAGAACTGACTTTGATTTATCTGCGGAAGCGAATGTAGTAATCCAACCTACAGCTATTTTTATGGGGGCAATGTTTTCTGACTCAAATAATTTAGCGTTAAAAACAAGATGCAAACCCAAATTCAAACAAGGTGAATTATGTAGTTTAATTGCGGGGCCTGGTGAAATTTTGGCGATTAGACAAACAATACAACAAGATGCTCAAGGAAGACCAATATTAGAACAATTTGATTTAGATTCTGGTGGTCAAGTAATTGATGACAATGGTACTTGGTTATTGGACGTGCCAATGAATTTAGATTATATAACAACGAATGAATTTGGGGAAAGAGTAATATCAAATGACCCTGAAGTTGGGATACCAACTAGAGGAAAATATAGATTTAAAATCAAATGGAATCAATCAAACGATTTAGATGAAAATGTAAGGAGAGGGTATTTTTTAGTTCCCAATGTCAGAGAATACGGATGGCAAACAAGTACAGACCCACTAAGTCTCAATAACACTCTGAACAATCAAATGTTAGCAAAAAAATCATACGCATTTAGTTTGGATTGGGGCGATTATGCTGACCCACAAACAGCAATAAATTGTGAAGACACATTCTATCAATTTTCATATAATAAAGTATATACTGTTTCACAATTAATTGACCAATACAGGAAAGGTAGTTTAGCAAATAGAATTATATCAATAAAAAATATATTGGACGATGTTTGCGAAAGTGAAAATAATAAATTTCCAACTAATGATACTTCTTTTAGATGGGACTTTATATATCTTTTATATACTTTTGCATCGTATATTTTTAGACCACTATTAATAATATTGGTTGCATTACTTCATTTTTTTTATTTAACGGTTTTTGTTCTTAGAATATTAGTTCTGCCACTATTAACTGCTTATTTTGGAAATCTTACAGGTATTAAAATTGCT